GCTGCTTCAACGTCTACCCGCACCCCTAGGAAACGCATATCAACTAAACAAGGAAAAAGATCCGTCTCAAGATTAAAAATATCTTGTATGTCTTCTTCAACAATTAATTTTTTTACGTGCTGCCAAAGTTCAAAAGTTAACTCTGCATCTTTTTCAGCGTAAGCTCCAACTTCACTTGCAGGTAACTGCCACATGTCAGCCTTTGCATCTAGTCCTCTTTGCTTTGCAGCTTCGGTAAGTGACTTTTCATTTTTACCTTTGTTTAAAAAATGCCATGACAAAGTATTGAGTGTGTACGAAAATCTATTTTCGTCTAGGAGTGAACATGCAACCATCGTATCTACCACTAAACCATTGATATTTAAGCCTAATTTACGTATCCAACATACGTCGTACATAGCGTTATGAAAAATTTTTGTAGCAGGGCAATTTAAAATATCTTTGAACCACTCTAAAGTTTTATCTCGATTAGAGTTTGGTCCTTCAGCATGAGCGATAGGAAAATACCACGAATCACTTTCAACAGCTACAGCTATTCCAACAACTTCTCCTCGTCCTACTACTGCACCTGATCCTAATGATTTTAAATCTGTATCTTTAGTTTCTAAGTCTATAGCTATCTCAGGGTAGTCTCTAAGATCTGGATATTCTGTATGCATTACCCATTCAGTCTGAGCTTGCATGTAACTTGGTAGCTTCATATTTTTTCCTTCCGTTTACCTGACGTTCGTCAGTTTCTTGAGCATACTTTTTAGCTTGTTGATAACACTCTTTAGCTTGTTTTTTAAATCCATTTTTTTCTAACCACTCTGCGTGAATGGTTAATATATTATTACCGTTTTCCATCTTTCATTTTAAGTAGTTCGAGTTGACAATAGTGTATTATTTTTTTGATGTCTTCTACACCCCCTTTGCGTTTATACCTGCAAACGTATTTTATAACGTTCCCCTGAAAAAACGATAAATCATTTTTTGAAATAAACTCGTAAGGTTGAATAGGAAACTTGGTATAGTGATTCCCCCCAACCTGAGTATATTGTGGAAACGCTTCATCCAATATATTTTTATCCGTCATAGTTTATATTCCTTTATTACTTTTTTAGCTTTTAATTTATATAGATTATTTCTTGCTCTTGAAATGCCCACATACCACACTCTATGCTCCTCATCTTGTTTGTCAATGCTTTGTTTGATTCCTTTTTGAACTTTACTGCTTTGATGCAGAGATAGAATTACATTATCTTCTTCACCACCTTTAGCTGCGTGAATTGTAGAAACAAATATCCTGGCTTTAGCATTTAATTTTTCTCCATTTGCTAACATGTTTCTAATATACAAAACTTCTTTGTGTGGAGCTGCGGTAAACACTTCGTACCACTCTTTATCTTTGTTCCAAAATTTTGCGTTTGGTATGTAATCTCGTATGTCATTTATTTCTGAAGTCTCTAATGCTTCTTCTGTTTTCCATTTAGTATAAGCTACTGCAGCATTATAGATTCCAACTATAAAACTTTTACCTTTATTACTTTGATAATATAAATTCTTACGTCGAAGCTCTTCCATGATTGTAAGTAAATTACTTTTAGTCCTAGATAAAATTAACCAATTACCTTCCTGTAAATTAACTTGACCTAAATTATTTATGTGTTGAGCTGACCCTTGTACAGGTCGAGGTAAATATTTTTTATGTTTCCTGATGCCTGCTATACGACTAATGGGTATTTCAGATTGTTGCTGTACAGCTTTTGATATACGTCTTGAATGTTTTAATACTATCTCTCTTGCAGGTTCAGTTATAAATCTATCTACATCAGCTCCAGCCCATGCGTAGATAGCTTGATCATCATCGCCAGCTAAATACAAATGTTCAGTTTTAGTTTTTAATATGTCAACTAATTTCCATTGTAATGGAGATAGGTCTTGTGCTTCATCTATAAATATAGCTTTTAATTTTGGTATTTTATCTTGTTTTTCTATCAACGTTTTAATTAAATCATTAAAGTCCATAAGTTCATTTATTTTTTTATAGTCTTTTAAATATCTAGAAATATTTTTTAATGGACCCCAAGTAATAACTTTTCTATCGTGTTCGTTTTTATTAAATAATTCTTTTATATCTATGTCCAGGTTAATAGCTTTACCTATCATTTGAAAATAAGGATTGTTACAAGTTAAATAGTGTGTCTGTTCTTCGTTATATTTATCTGAAAAGTTTACACGTATACCTAATTTTTTTCCTATCTCTTCATAATTATAGGGCTGCATAATCTGTTCCTCGTTCATACCCAGGAGATGAAAACAAAACGCATGGATAGTTTGGAAGTATGGAACTTGTTTTTCCGATACTCCCACCCTATCCCGCGCTACTCCAGAGGCTTTTTTGGTGAAAGCAAAATATCCTATCTGGTGATATGGAGTACCAGTTCGAACATATGCTCTCACCCTTTGAAGTAATCGGTAAGTCTTACCTGTACCAGGCGGACCAAATATTTTAGTCAGCTTTGCCATTTGATTTTTTAAATGTGTCTACTAACTTTCCTCTATAACCCATAGTGCCGTAGTGAGTTGTTTCAGCATCTACAACTGCATGAAATTTAAATCCAGCTTCTCTCGCTAGGTCACAAAATTTTACGTCTTCACCTATCCAGATGCCATCTTTAAATTCTGTTTCCCAAAAATTATAGAAATATTTAGCAGCTTCTTCTGATATAGAACTATAGTTTTTAATGTGCAGGTTTGGATGTTTGGCCATTAACTGTTCATAAACTCTTCTGTGTATTAAAGTTAAACCTGCGGGTCCTCTTTTTATTTCACAAACACCTTTACTATCTATATTTATATTTTGATAATCTTCAAAATTTACAGAATACTTTACAGAATTGTCTGGTGTTTTCTTTCTGTATGGACAACATATAAAATCTTTTTCAGCTACAATCATTCTACCCACAACTTCCGGTTCAAATGCTACATCAGCATCTATAAATAATTGATAATCAAAACCTGATTCTAAAAATAATGCTGCTAGTACATTTCTCCCATACCCGATGTATGGACATTTAAAAGTATTAACTGTTGTTTTTATTTTTGCCTGTGTAAACTTATCAAATAATTTTAACAATGATAGACAAGTATCTACATGCATTTGATCATATGCAGGTAGTGATACACATACACTTGGTATTTTCTTCGTCATACTATCTCCTTTTTATCTTCTATTTCTACTTTTTCGTCTGGTGTTTCTTCTCTTTCTAATCCTTGTATTGGTAGTTTTAATACTCTGAGTTGTGGAAAAGATTCTTTGTTGTCGCCTTTGGGAAATCTTTTCTTACAATCAAAATCTCCCTTGAAGTGTTGGCGAATCAAGTGAGCTGTCCTATCTCTTTTTTGAGTCCAGTCTCCTCGTTTTAATTCTTCATAAAATTTTTGAAATATAAAATAGTAATGATCTTCTTCTATCAACACAGATCCGCTTTCAAATGCAGTGTGTGTGGTAGCCTCTGGTCCGTTTACATATTCTATCAAAGCTTCTTTTAAAATTTCTATAGGGTTAGTTCCTATAGGTGGTGGCATATCTTTTTTGGTGGCCCACAATCCATCTAATATTTTTTGAAATTCGTTTTGTTTTATTATCGGTGGAAAGATACTTGTGTTATCTGCAACTAACTTACGCATTTGTTTTACTTCATCCATACGACTTATGTTCTTTGCATGCACTTGCACTACATCGTTGTTACCAAGTTCTACGTCGAAAAAATATTCTGGATCAGGTCTATAAGTTATTTTTATCAGGTTAGATAGTTGTGGCCAGTTTGCTTCTCTGTTACTTCCTATACCAAATTTTCTTTTAATACATACACCCTTTGCACAATATGCAGAGATAGGTAAGTCATAGCAGGTATGACCTGCAGTATCTTTTTTCCAAAATTTTATTTTTTCTTTTACTTTCTCATCACCCCATATCTCATCGTATTGTATGTAGTCTCTAGCTGCATCTAATACTTTTTTATCCCAAGACTCTGGATATTTCTTTTTAGCAAACACCATGTAGTTAAATAAAAATCTATCTCTTTCATCTTTTAGTTTGGTTCCTGATTCCTGTACCTCTTTACAGATAACCTGAAGACATGGTGGTCCATCTTTTAGATCGTTAGGTCCACCAGTTAATTCGTCATTTACTTTTGTATTAATTAATTTTTCTAGTGAATCTTTTGTCTGTAAATTTACGTTGACGACTTCTAAAAAATCTTTGTAATCTATGTGAGCACCATCAGGTTTTAATGCCATACGTTCAGTTGTTTTAAAGTATGGTAAGTTTATAAAACTACCTACCGTCTTTTCTCCGTTTTGATTTTTACCTAACTTAGTTTGTTTAGGATATATTTCTGTTTTTGATGATAGACCAAATAAAAATAATAAGTTTTGTAATACCTCTCTTATTAATGTTGCAGGTACCTTTTCTTTCGTAAATATATAAATATGAAGTCCACCACTTTTTGATTTGACTGGTATAACTGGTAGGTCTTTGTCTTGTATGACTTTTAAAAATTTACCTATGTTAAAATCAGAATAGTCTGTTGGGTCTACGTCTATTGCTCCAAACGAACAAGTGCCCTCATCATCACAAGGTTGTAGTCCTATTGATACTTTGCCGTCTAAATGTTTTTGATAATCTTCGTCTGTTATTGCTCTGTGAGCCCAGCCATAATCGCCTGGGTCAATCTTTAATTTACCTGTGTTCTCATCTATGTAGCCATTCTCTACATTACAAAAACCAAAGTCTCGTGTTAATCCTGTAAAATACTTTTTAAATTCTTCCATATCTTTATTAAGGGCGTTTCCACTCTCGCTTCCACGCCCTTCTCGCAAGTGTTACTCACCGGTAACTCGGTTATACTATGTCTCCAGTATTTTTAGCTGCTTCGTATTTAGGTTGAGCCGCACCCTTTGCTACAGTTTTCTGCAGCTGTTGTGCAACTTCATAAATAGATGCATCTTCTTTATTACTGACATCAAGATTTCTAACTCTTGATGGTTTGTAGACATGCCAGCTTTTACTGCCTGCAGTTCTGCCAACAGTTTTTAAATTATAAACTGCTGCATACGATGCAGGGTTGAAAGAACCTTTGTCATCTGAGAATCTAAGATTCTTAATCAGATTGTTTAGTTCTCTAGCTGGAGAAAGATTTGACGATCTCATTGGAATAACCGCTGGTTTAACTTCACCATCTACCATTGCTAATACATAGAAGTACGCAGTCTTCTCAACATAGTTACCATTTGGTAATCTATATCTACCATTCTTTTCTTCTTTAGCATCAGCTGGAATATCGATGTGAGTTCCAACAGGAGCAGAAGCACTATCGCCTCTCTCTTGCCATTCAGGATATCTAGTCTGTGCGTGGGCTATCACCACATCTAGACCCTTATCGCTCTCAATGAGAGATCCAAAACCTGATGAATATATCATCCCTGGTTTTGCACCCGCTACGTGTTTAGCGTCTCTCTCATTACATTCTGGAGAAAGTTGATGTAGGATCTTTAAGATCGGAGTTGAAACATCGTCCGATTTAATTTCCTCTGCACCTTTACCAGAGTCTGCTCTGAGATTGATTGTTGCCAATGCACCTGCATTGGTCTTTGTTGCTACTTGACTATCCATATATCCTCCTATTGATTTGTTAGTCTATTGTTTTGGTTTGTTTTTAATTTGCGTTTGATTTTTTTCAAACGTGTTGAATAACTCCGGAGGAATTTTTCCACCACGTGTATGGAAGTCCTCCAAAGTTAATCTAAGGGTTGCAGCATGAACAGAAACTTTTTGCTCCGGTTCATAACCTTGTCCTCTTGCAAGGGTAGCATAAGCCATAGCCTTGTTATCTTCAGCTTTGCCAAATCGAACTGTGATTTCATTTTTCACAATGTCTCCTAGGCCAGCAGTACGAAGCCAGTCATACGCTTCTTCTTTTTTATCAGCTTTGATTGAAGCGAAATATTTATTGCCAACAGATATTTCAGAACCATCTGCTAGCTTCATAGATTTTAAATTTAATTCTGCCATCAAGTCAGGAATTACAACTCCGCTTATATGGTTTTCATTATTTTTTAATTCTTTTATTTCATTTTCTTTGTTGAGAATTTCTTGCTGAATAGCTTGAAGTTTAGAAATCTCTTCCGAGATTTTTGTTGGGTTTACTTGTGACACCTGTGATGGTGCATCTTGTCTTAAATTGATATCTTTCATAGATACTCCTTTGTTAGTTTATTGTTCTAATAATAATTCGCACTAACAATATAGAGATTTATTTTTTGATGTCAATTATTTTTGATGAATATTTATTTCTATTGGATAATAAGTTTTTTCTTGACGATCCCATTTCAATAATTTGTATTTTCCGTTTGTAATGTCTGCAACCACTGAGCACACAACTCCTATGATAGCCGGATCACCAGATAATAAAAGATAGTCCTCTTCTGTATAATCTTTTAGAAGAGTTCTAAGTTTATGTATTAATGGACCAGGTGATAAAATCATTTGCGAAAACTCTGGTAACAAAGTCTTAATCTCGCCATATTTCTGTGCGCCTAAAATATT